ACGCTCATGAAGTTTTTTACTGTGAGGTCACGTAAGTGGATCATAGATTTTGATAGATCTTCAGTAGTAGTTTGTTGTCGTAGAATTCTGATTCAATGTTAGTGATCTGATCAGTAACAATCTGATCCACTGATTCAAATTTGATCTCACCGGGTGCCATGTCTGTGTCCACTGAGGAGTTCTTGTTGGGTATCAGGGCCATCTCTCTGAGACCGTAGTCTTTGATGTATGTTTCTTTGATGAAGTTGGCTTCTTCATAGCTAATCTCAATGTCCAAGTTTACACGAACATGCATTCTAGGCGCAAGCAAGGCAGCAGCATTGTCAATGATGTTGGCCAGGCCTAGCACACGATAACGCGGTTGATCGGGCCAAGAATGATACACAGGATCCTGGCCCCACTCTAGTATGGTAAGGCCGCGAGCATCGTCGCCGGCATCTGCGTAGTTGTGCGGAAAACAATTGCCGATGTAGGTGATGTTTTTCTTGGTCTGGCGTTTGTGAAAGTGCCCGGTGAACACATGTTCAAAGTTCGTGAAGTCTTCTCTGCGAACTTCACCATGATCCGGCATCTCTACCATGGCATTCATCAAGTAGCCGGGCAGCTCAAAATGCCCAAACATGTATTTGCCTTTTAACTTGGCCAAGCGTTTATGGTCGTCTCCCACAAGCCAAGGAGCAATGACCACATCACCACTGGAAAACCAATCGTTACAAATTTCAACATTAGGGAGGTGCTTTGCCCATTCAACACTTTGAATATCACGCTTATCGCGATAGTATAGATCGTGATTTCCAGGAATAAAATAAACTCGATCAAAGTTGTCATTCATGTGCTCCAGCGCCCGCAAGCTGTAGTTCAAGGTGACGATGTTGAGGCTGGCTCTATTGTTGTGCCAATCACCAAGAAACATGCAGGTCTCACAACCTTCCTCTCGAGCCTTGGCAGTGGCCCACTTCACAAAGTTCAAACAGTCCTCGTTGTGAGTGACACTGTTTGATTTGAGTCCAAAGTGGATGTCTGTGAAGATCGCGGCTTTACGGAATAGATTAGTCATCTTTTGATTATACTACTCATCCAAGGTGCTTACAACCGGTCCGGACATGGCTTCCATCGAATGTTTGCCGGAGTTCTGTCTAGTCCATGAAGGATTCAGTCCGTTCATCTCCAGGATGTCATCACGGATGTTCTGCATCTTCTTCTCAATGTTCAAGATACGAGTAAAGCTATTAGTGATAGCGGCAGTATAATACGCAAAAGGGTTCTGCGATTTTGATTCGTCGAACTGCAATCCGATTTGACTGAGTTGCAACAAGGCTTGTCCGCGCATTTCTTCATTGTAGGTGTATCCTCTCCAGTTTGATCTTGTGGCATAGCGTTCGCACAGTTTCATAAACATGCGGGCCAAGGTGCGTGTCATCTCACCGTGATCTTTTGAAAACTCTCCGGTTTCAAGATCACCCCGCCAATGACTTTTACCTACCAGCACAGGCTCTTTGTTTTCATCCACACGATAGTGAAAGAACGGAGGAAAGTTCACCCGCATGTGAGTGGGATCCAGTATCACTTCGTCAATCAAGCCTGCTAGCGGATCATCTTCCACAGCATCATCTAGTTCTAACAGTTCTTCTAGTTTACGCTTTTTGGCAGCGGCCTTGGTGATTTTTTTGGGTGCCATGGGTATGTGTTCCCAGGTCATGATCCGAAAAACTACGTCTGTGTTGGGTATTTTTTTGGGATCCACGATCTCCCCAGTTTCGCGCTTGATGCGATCTGCACGATTTCTTCGTGCTTCTGCTGTGGTCTTTTGATTGATTTTGCTTACCGACGGCAAGATGATGTCGTATTGATGGTCTAGATCCGGATTGATGTAGCTACAATAGTTCTTCTTGCTTAGGTGGATTTCTTTGAGAATATCTCTGTTGTTGAGATAGTTAGTTTTTGGTGTTGCTCTTGCGATGGTGGCCATCAGGCAGTATCCTTAAATGAGTATTTATTATAGCACACTTTGCAGGTTTGTCAATGGTTTATAAACTGGGCAGATTATTTTTTGGGTAAATAAACACATGGACTCTACAACAACAAAATTAGACTATATTGAGTTTGCCGAGGTGGATGACATCTGGGTTCGCGCCTACTCGGTTAAAAAAGCCAGCACAGTGATCAGTCAACATGTGCATGTTCACGATCACATCACCTTGGTCAGCAGTGGAAGTGTGCGTGTGTGGCAAGACGATACAGCACCTGAAGAATTTCATGCTCCTGCTATGATCACTATTCCTGCAGGCAGCAGGCACAAATTCCAGGCGCTCACAGACAATGTGGTGCTGTGTTGCCTGCACAATCTACGTGGCACCGGACTGGAGTTTCCGGAATCAACACAGTCACGTGAGGTAGCACATGCCATTTGAACTAATAAACATAGGTGAGGCCTCAACTGCATTCAATGCTGCTGAACTCACAGGGCTTGATTCAGCATCGTCGGCGCTTGAAGCTGGCATCACAGATGCCAACATTGCTGATTTTTCCCAAGGCCCTGACGGGTTCATAGGATCCACCATACCCGGCGATGGCGGGTTTGCAGTCGATGGCGGATTTAATCAAGTGGATTATAACCAACCATTTGTTGGCACAGATACCCAAGTGCCTTTGGTTGATGGTGGTGGCGGTGGCGTTGATTCTGACATATACAATGGTGGCACATTTGAAGGTGGCGGCGGTGTTGGCGATGCAGCCGCAGTCGATGGTGGTGGAGTATACGACCTTCAAGGCCCTAATGCCGGAGTTCAGACTGACTATGCAGTGCCGGTTGATGTCAACAACAGTGCTGCTGAATCTGCACGACTCCAGGCCCTGGCTGAGAACGGTCCGCCAGTTTCGGCACCTACTACAATAGTAGATCAGATCACCGGTCGAGCGTCACTGATAGCGGATCAGGTCAAGGCTGCAGGAGCCAATGCTGTGGCCAGTCTTACCGAACAGGTCAAAGCTGAAATACCCAAACTCATAGCTCAAGCCAAACAACAAGCGATAGGTCAAGCTATTGGTGCAGTCACCGGCACAGTAAAAACAGCGGTGGCTGGAGCATTGCCGCCCAAACTGGCCGCAGTAGCCAACAACTTGGTAGACAAAGCAGCCAATAACACAGCGTCTGCACTTGGCGCCAACTCAGTGCCTGCCACGGATGTTGTAAACTACGGTGGTGGTGGTGGCGGCGGTGACGGACAAGCAGGAACCACATTTGTAGCCGGTGGCGGAACCGGCAATGCAGAACCAGTTCCGTTTACCAATGATGCTGCCTTGGCTAATCTAGCCAATAACATTGCAGCCGGCGCAGTGGCCACTGTGGTAAACACAGCAAAATCGGTGGCCGCTGATACAGGCACCGCAATAGGCATTGACAACATAGGCAACGGCATAGCTACTGCCAGGATAGTGCCTACCGGAATAACTGATCCTGCCCAGGCCGCAGCCGCCAATGCCAATGCCGCAGCAGTGGCCAAGACTCAGCTGGCACAACGTCAGGCCAGCGTGGCGGCACAACGTAAATTTGAAGCCAACAACGGTGACTGGCGTGTGCGAATAGCGTTAGCACCAGGATCTGATTACCTCTACAACGACCCCAGTTTAAATGGTCAAACTCCCAATGGTATCTTGTGGCCACTGAAACAAACAGCCGGGGTGATATTCCCCTACACTCCCAAGATCACCACCAGCTACAATGCTTCATATAACCGCGCAGATCTCACACACTCGAATTACACCAACTATTTTTACCAAGGCAGCAGTGTGGGAGACATAGGAATCTCGGCCAAGTTCACAGCACAGGACAGCATGGAAGCACAGTATCTACTGGCAGTGATACATTTTTTCCGATCAGTCACACGCATGTTTTACGGGCAAGATTCTCAACGTGGTGCGCCTCCGCCCTTGGTGTTCTTGACTGGGTTTGGCGAATTCCAATTCCAAAATCATCCGTGTGTGGTCAGTAGTTTCAGCTATGACATGCCGGATAATGTGGACTACATACGAGCACGTAGTTTGAATGTGAATGGTGCGGATATGTTAACTAGACAATACAGACCAGAAGCTGTGCCAGGAGATCCTATTTCGGGTGCTTACAAACGCCTAGCAGCACTGTTTTCTGGGCAAGGCGTGACCAAAGGTGCCCAATCAAATTCGTCTCCCACTGCATTAGAATCACCACCTGCACTGGGATTGAACAATCCTACTTACGTGCCTACCAGTGTTGATCTCAGTATAAGACTATATCCTGTGCAATCGCGCAGCCAGGTCAGTCAACAGTTTAGCGTGAAGAAATTCGCCACTGGGCAACTAATTTCAGGAGGATTCTGGTAATGTCTGCCATTTATGATAGCACCAGTGCGTATTACAACACTGGGTTCAGTCAGTTTTTCTTGGATGTGATGGTAAATCGGCCTATACCCAAACAAACTGATGACCAAGTGATGATCATCACACAGACCTATCAATATAGACCCGACATGCTGGCTCTGGACTTGTATAACAATAGCACACTGTGGTGGGTGTTTTATCAGCGCAATCCCAACACACTCACTGCACCACCCTTGGATTTCAAAGCCGGTGTGCAGATCTATCTTCCTAAAATCAGCACACTACGTAGCGTGTTAGGATTCTAATCATGGCATTGACTGAAAAACAAGGACTAGAGGATGCTCTTGCAAACATTAACGACCAGATCCGCCTAACGGAAAGGCAAATCAGATCTGTAGAAAATTCTACTGTGTCTACCGCCGCTGAAAAAGCAAGAAGACTGACCGAACTCAGAGCCGAATTGGCCGTATTGCAAGGCCAGCAAGGTAGACTGATCACAGCATTGAATCAATTAAGTCTCAACACCTCCAGTGCTGCTGATATTGTGCGAGATGACCAGGGTGCCAGAGTCAATAATTCTTATCCTGCAGCACCCGCGCCACCTGCTCCTTTGGTCATAGCAGCAGACGGCAGGGTCCAAGGCCGAGGCACCACTTCGGACAGCAACGCCAACAAAACTGCTACCACAGAAACCGGGGCCAAAGATGGCGGAACCAATGAACCGGTTAGAACATTAAACAATACTCAGTCTATTGCATCGCCGGCTCAGTCTGGCCCACTACCGGCCTCAATTTCTCGCGGTGCATTTGTGCCCGGAACTCAAAACGCACAGGCAGCACAGATCACCAACAACGGCGCAGCTGGTGGAGTTGGCGCTACCAGCGACGACGGTGCTCAGAAACCCGGGACCGAGTTACAAAACAGGCTAGACAATCTCTATGGCACAAAAAATATTGAAGCACGAGAAAATATACTGGATCAATATCCCAGTTATACCTACAGCCTCAGTTGGTATCTGTTGGATCCTGACACATACAAAACTCTATATACACAGCCCGGTCGTAGCCTCAATGGGTTTTATCTTTTGGCACAGAGCGGTGGCGCCAATGTGCAGAATGTGATTGCCACAGAAGAAGGGCCCAGCATAGGAGTGGGTCGCAATCCATCTTTTCCCTTGGACTACTATATTGACGATTTTTATGTGGATTTCAACTATCCAGGCACCCCTGGAGCACGGGGGTCGTCAGTGATCAGTGAACTGGGATTCACAGTGACAGAACCCAATGGAATCACACTGCTACGCAATCTCTACGAAGCCATACGCAATTTATATGTGACCAAAGGCGTAATCAACCCAGGTGCCACTGTGAACTATTCGTCTGCACATTTCTGTATGGTAATTAGATTTTATGGCTATGACGCTAACGGAAATCTTGTGATGCCTATTGGAGATGACAAGAGAGTCAGCGCATCAGACAAAAGTGCCATAATTGAAAAATACATACCATTCAACATCACCAATGTGGATTTCACAGTGTCAAACAAGCTGGTAACTTACACAATCAAATGTGCATCACCGGGACAAAATCATGGTGCCAGTCTCAACAGAGGCACCCTTCCTGTGAATTTCACATTCAATGGGGCCACAGTGCAGGAAATGTTAGTAGGCAGTGTGCAAAAACAAGTGGTGCTGGCCGCAGATGAAGGTCGCGTGGCCAGCACTGATCGCGGAACAAGGGGTGGTGCATAATGGCAACTAACGGTGGTTTTGGTTTTGGAACAACTAACCCGACCTTGATAGCACGAGCTTCTGCTGCCACAACACAAAATGCCGGCAATGTGGCCGCAGCACCTCTCAATGCCGATGCTGCTCCTAAACCTACCAGTATAGATGTAGGAACAGGATTGGCCACAGCATTGAATCTTTACAGTCAGTCTTGGGCCAAGAAAAAAGGATTTATTCCTGATGTGTATGAGATCAAGTTTGCTGATTCAATCATAGCCAATGCCAAGATGATCCCGCCGGGCCCTATAGACAAAGCATTTACTGGTGCCACTGGCACCAACTCGGCTGTTGCAAAAATAGATCCAAACCGGCAAAGTGCTCCGTTGAACACTCGCACCAAAGGTGCCACAGCAGGTAAACAGATCATACAATTTATTGATGAGGTGATCCGTAGCAGCTCATATCTCTTTGGACAGCAACTGGTGATATGGAACGACAAAGCAGAACTCTGGGAACCGGCGCCTACAAAATCGGCACAGGTATTTGCATGGTTCAATATAGTATGCACAGCTGAGCCGTTGCAGTATGACAAAGAACGCAATGATTTTGCGTATAAAATGACCTACACCATTGTGCCATATAACACCCCAGTGGTCAGCGAATATTTCGTCCCGGGCAAATTTCGTGGTGCTCACAAAATCTACAACTATTGGTTCACCGGTCAGAACACAGCTATTGAAAATTTCAGCCAGACTTTTAACAATCAATGGACACAGTCCATCACGGGAGTAACAACAAAACAACAACCAAATTACAACTCTAATCTTTATGTGGCCAAAAGACAATACATGGAGGCCAGCAATCAAAATAGACAAGGCGCATCAAACAAAACATTAGAACCGTCGGCCAATGCTGCCGACAGTTTGTATACCATAGACAGTCTCAAGATCAAATTAGATATTTTAGGTGACCCTGCTTGGTTGCCATCTGCCGACTCGATCAAGAATGTGCTTACCGGACAACAGTCTGTTTATGCCAATCCTTTCAATCCAGATGGCAGCATCAATGCTGTGGCCAGTGTTCCATACTTTACATTTGCGTGGAATCGCCCTGTGGATTACAACCTTGACACCGGACTCATGGATGTGGGCCTGAATAACTACCGGACCAATTTTGTCAGCACCACTCCTGGTCTGGCGCAAGAGTCAGTGACTTACATTTGTTTCAAAAGTCGTAGTAGATTCAGTCGCGGTAAATTCACACAAGAACTCGAAGGAGTGGGATTAAATCTTGGACCAGGCGAAGTTGCTGCGACCACTATTGCCACTGGTGGATTAACAGCACAAGACCTTGCACTTGTTGCTGCTGACACAACCACGGACACTGGCAGATACACAGATCCTGATGTGGGCACAGCCGTGGTAAACACCGTGGCAGTGAGATCAAACAGCACAACCTCCAGACTATTCGACGCCGGGGTGATACCCAGTGTGGTCAATTCTCCAAATTTACTTCAGGCAGGCATCAACAGTCTTAAAAATTATGCATCAACTGCACTGACCAATATTGGATCAAACTTGCTGAAACCATATGAAAAACAACTCAACGACACTGTGAATGGATATGCAAAAACCGCAGGCAATTGGTTGCAAGACTCTATCACTTCTATCACCACCGCCAAGCCCAAACCTGCTGTTCCACCAGAGAGCATAGTGGCTGCTGTGGGGCAGACCAATGAGTTTGGTGGATTAGAAGCACCGCCCACACTGGCAGTCAAGCCTGGAGAAAACGGACTAGGTGGATACAGTTACGACACATATGCCCAGCAACAACCAGGATTCATAGTGACTGACGCTGGGCAGTTACCGCAACAGGGAATAGTAAACGACGATCAAGCATGATCAGCAACAACAGGAATCATAAAACATGGCAGAAAATATTCAACAGATATCTGGACAACGAGTCAATGAAAAATTCACACGTGGTGGCACCCCAGCAGAGATGGGACCTTTTATTGGTGTGATTACCAACACAGTGGACCCAACCAGAGCCGGTAGAATACAAGTTCGTATTGAACAATTCAGTTCAGGCTCCGATGACAGATCAGGTCTGCGCTGGGTCAATTACCTACCGCCATTCTACGGTGCAACACAAAAATCAGGAACCACAGCGGGATTTGGCAACTACCCGGGAAATCAACAGAGCTATGGCATGTGGTTTACCCCTCCAGACATTGGCACCAGAGTGATCTGTTTCTTTGTGGAAGGTGATCCCACCCAGGGATATTATCTAGGTTGTATCATTGATGACAATTTGAACCACATGCTGCCGGCCATGGGTGCTGCTACTCAAAGTCAATATGTCACACAAAACAAAACACAAAAGGAGTATTTTGCCAATGCTCCACAACTGCCTGTGACCGAAATCAACAGTGACAACAAAGACCTAGATCAAAACCAAAGATTCTACAATCAACCCAAACCTGTTCACAGTTATCAGGCAGCTATCTTTTTCCAGCAAGGCCTGGATCGTGATCCCGAACGTGGACCAATCATCTCAAATGCACAGCGTGAAAGCCCCAGCACAGTCTACGGTGTGTCTACCCCTGGGCAACCCATCTATCAAGGCGGCCTGGATCCCAAGTCCATACGCCAACGTCTTGATTCAGGTGCATTGACTCCTGATCAAGTCACTGTGATTGGTCGCTATGGTGGACATACCTTGGTCATGGACGACGGCGATATAGAAAACAAAAATGCTCTGTTCAGATTGAGAACCACCAAAGGTCATCAGATCATGATGAATGACAGTGAAAACTTTTTCTATATTGGTCATGCCAATGGCCAGACCTGGATAGAACTGGGTGCCGAAGGCACAGTGGATGTGTATTCTACCAACTCAGTGAATGTGAGAACCGAAGGCACCATCAATCTGCATGCCGACAAAGATATCAACATGTTTGCCGGTCGCAACATCAACATGAAATCAAATGCTGCCACACACATTGGAGCAGTCACAACATTGGACATAGCCACCGAAGGTTCCATGCGTATATACAGTGAGAAAGCCATTGGTGTGCTCAGCGACGGAACCCTGGCTGTGCAAAGCGCATCAGGTTCCTGGAACAGTGGCAGTGCATTGAGACTGAATGCAGGCAGGATAGACTTGAATGGCCGTGCAGGTGCCCAGGTGCCCAAGCCAAGACTGTATCCCACCACCAAGATGCCGGACACCACATTTAACAACAGCACCGGTTGGCAAGTGCAAGATCAAGGATTAGAAAGCATAGTCACGCGAGCACCCACACACGAACCATATCCTTATCACAATCAAGGAGTGCCCAACACAGTTAGTTTCACAGATGGCGCACCCGGACCGGCACCGGCTGATACCCCTGTGCCTGCCGGTTTCAGCATAATTAAAACAGCATGAGCATAAACAATGTAAGCATTTTCAAATTCACCAACTCGGCAGGTGCGGCTTTTGAAGTGCAAGCCCCGGCTGGAACCACCTACGATCAAGCATTGGCTGTGTTCAATCAACAGTTGAATACAGGTGGATTGACAGGAGTTCCTGTGGGCGGGTTGGTCAATGCTGTGACACAGACTGAAGGCGGATTAGCAACAGCAGCATCACAGATTACTCCGCAATCAGCAGCGTTGGCTGACCAGATCGGAAACAACATCAAACTGCCCAATCAAATTGGCGTGCCACCACCTACTGCTATCACTGTGAGTGAGTTTCTCAATACCAGTGTAAGTTCACAGACTGTGGGCAGCGTGAGCACAGCACAGGTTCAAGGCCTGGTGGCCACCACAGCCGCTGTGGTAAATCAACCTGCCAATGTGGTAACTGCCACCAGTGGATTAGGCACCTATGGTCTCACCGCAGACCAGCTACAAACAGCAGGATTGATCAAACCAGGTATAGCCGATCAGGTAAAACAAGATCCGGCCAATGCTGTGAGTATACTGAGTAGTCCCACTAGTTGGACAGGAAAACAAGGAGCCACTGATATCCAAACTATACTCAATGACGTGAATCTACAAACAGCCACACAACAAAATCTCATGAGCAACAGTTACGAGCAACTCAAGCAGAATGGCACGCTCAACGGCAATGAATCAGCTACTGATGTGGGCCCGTTGGTAAATGCAGCAACCAAATATGGTGTAGAACCAACCACCCAATGGTTGAACAACAAGGCTCCGGCCAACATAACCACACAGATCAGTAATTTTGTAAATTCGTCAACTTATGGCAGCACATTTGGTGTGAAGAATCAAAACATAGCTGTGGGAATTGGAGCTCTTTCCCTGGGAGTTGTCATAGCCAAAGGATATGTAAACACAGTCAACAGACAGAGTTTAAATCAGGCCACAACAGCAGTGATTGGGAATCCAAAAATACCCTCACCAAATTTTCCAAGTGCCGGAGGTTCTACAAACAGGATATCTGATTCAGCTGCCCAGAGCGCAGTCACAACCGCGGTGGCTGCCCTCAGTAGTGTGAGCCCGTCCCAGGCTATCGCAGCGGTAAATCAGGAGATAACAAGATCCGGAGGATCACCAATCTCTGTGGGGTATGGTGGCATATTACGCACCGCCGATGGATCACCTGTGCTGGGTGGCGATGGAAGACCAGTCACTGTAGGCAGCGAAAATACTACATTGGGCAGTGGAATCACCTCTGCTGACAAGGCATCCATGTTTAGCGGTGCTGCAACTGCCGGGGTAACAAGCACCGGACAAAACGCCACACCTGCTGCCACGGGATCATTTAGCCTATCCACAGCAGTGTCATCATTGGCACAGGCCGCAAAAGAAAATCCCAAAGCTGTAGCCGCAGCTCTGGGTTTTCTTGGCCCTATTGGGTTTGTTGCAGGCCTGGCTTTAAAGGCAGCAGCAACAGTGGCCCCTCCTGTGGCACCAACCACTGATCAAACCGCAGCCGAGACTGCCAAATTGGCTGCACTGGAAGCTGCTGCCTGGGCCAAAGAAGCCGCTGCCGAGAATGCTGCTGTGCCATCTAGCGAACAAAAATCGGCAGATGCAGCACAATTTAGCGGTCCAGCTGCTGACTCCAACGGATCATACAGCAACAGCTTGCGTGATTCTCCCAGCGATCCCAGTGGTGGCGGAGATGGTCCTCCATAAGGGTGGTTCAAGGTTGGCTAAATATCAACATGGCCACATTCATTGGATTCAACACACAAAATCAATACAAAAAGTTCACTCTCACAGATACTGAACTGATCAAACGCGATCTGCTAAACGCTTTCAATATCACACAGGGGCAATTACCCGGACGTCCTAGTTACGGAACCACGCTGTGGGATCTGCTGTTTGAAAATCAAGATCAAACCACCAATGCCGCTATCATGCGAGAGATACAACGTGTGGCATCCGGAGATCCCAGAGTTATTATCACAGATATCAATCTGTTTCCTCAAGAAAACGGTATCTTGATTGAATTGGAAATACAATTTGTGCCCAATACTGATGCCCAACTACTCAGTGTATTTTTTGATCAACAACAAAGAATGGCGAATTTCGCATAAAACTAGCCGTTTTTAATTGCGGTAAATAACAGATAACAATGGATCATCATGGCACGCACTACTAGACAAACAGTTGTATTCGGCGTAGAGGACTGGAAACGCATCTACCAGACCTACAGAGAAGCTGACTTCCAAAGCTACGACTTCGAAGCACTACGCAAGAGTTTTGTAGACTACCTACGTCAATACTACCCTGAAACTTTCAATGACTACATTGAGTCATCGGAATTTATTGCTTTGTTAGATGTGATTGCGTTCATGGGTCAAGCACTGAGTTTTCGTAACGATCTCAACACCAGAGAAAACTACATAGACACAGCCGAACGTCGAGACAGCGTAGTCAGACTGGCCAACCTGGTGAGTTACACGGCCAAACGCAATACTGCTGCCAGCGGATATCTCAAAGTATTTTCTGTGCAGACCACAGAAAATGTCACTGACATCAATGGTATTGATCTTGCAGGTGCTACTATCACCTGGAACGATCCGACAAATTTCAACTGGGCAGAGCAATTCACCGCAGTGGTCAATGCTGCTCTAGTGGATACCCAACGTGTAGGGCATCCAGGAAATCGTTCTACCATAGTGGGCATAGATACCAATGAATACACTTTGAATCTTGTGCCCGGTTTCTTGCCTGTGGTGCCTTACACCGCCACAGTGGATGGCGTGAACATGCCATTCGAGGTAGTGAACTCCACATCAGTGGGCACACCCAGCACCGCACCATTCCTCTACGAGCCGGCACCACAGCCCAACGGGCAATTCAATGTGTTGTTCCGCAATGATTCCTTGGGATTTGACAGCGCAAACACAGGTTTTTTCTTTTACTTCAAACAAGGTGTTCTACAGAATCAAGACTTCAACCTGGCCGAACGCATACCCAACCGCACAGTGAATATCAACATCGAAGGTGTCAACAACACAGATCGTTGGTTGTTCCAGTTGGACAATGTTGGCACCATAACCGGTGAATGGCGTTATGTAGAATCAGTGTATGCAGCAGCACAAGAGCAACTGGCCCCAGATCAGAGAAAACTGTATTCTACCTTGAGCAGAGCCAACGACCAGATCACTATGACTTTTGGTGACGGTGTGTTTTCATCTATCCCTGTGGGACTATATCGTGCCTATGTGCGCGCCAGCAATGGTCTCACATACATCATCAATCCGGAAGAAATGCAAAGTGTGATTGTGCCTATCACTTATGTAAGTAGAACAGGTCAACTGCAAACCATCACATTTACCTGCGGTATCACATCACCGGTGAGCAACGCACAGGCTAGAGAAACCTTAGATCAGATCAAACAACGTGCTCCGGCTAGATACTACACACAGAATCGCATGGTCAATGGTGAAGACTATACTAACTTTCCATTCACACAATTCAATTCGATTATCAAGAGTTACGCATTAAATCGCGCCAGTATTGGCACCAGTCGTTATCTTGACCTGGTAGACAACACAGGCAAATACAGCTCAACAAATACATTTTCTTCAGATGGTGCTCTCTGGGAAGAAAACCTATTGCCTTCATTCTTCTTTACCTGGGTCACTACCAACGAAGTGGCCAGCGTGGTTACAAATCAGATACAACCCATATTGGCCACAAACGAATTCACACAGTTCTATT